AGGTTTTATCCCTTTCTGTCGGTTATGTATTTGAAAAAGCTGTTTTTCCGTTTTACAGACAGATTTCTATGAAAAAATCCCGCTTTACAGTTTTTTAATCTGTAAACGGGATTTTTCTTTCTAAAACGGAAAAAGCCTAAATTCAAATACATAATTATCAGAGGAAGAATTCCTTAAATTAATCAGGGAAGGAGAGATTTATATGACAGCCAGCAAATATAACAGTGAAGGCTATTATGATCCAACAACCTATGAAGCATTATCTCGCATTGAAAGGGAAGAGAGAGTTGCAAGATATCGTCCGCTTGTATATATCTGTTCCCCATATTCTCACGGCTGCATTAACACCAACATTGAAAATGCACGGAAATACAGCCGTTTTGCAGTGGACAGGCATTATCTGCCGATTACTCCCCACATTTATTTCACGCAGTTTATGGACGATACTGTTTTTGAAGAGCGTGAAACTGCAATCTTCATGAATCTTGTACTGATGAGCAAGTGCGTGGAACTGTGGGTGTTCGGAGATACGATTTCCGCAGGTATGAAAGCTGAAATTGAACGAGCAGAAAGAAAGCATATGAAGATCCGATATTTTACGGAAGAACTGGAGGAAAAGGAATGAAATTTACCATTTACACAGCGAATTGTACAGGCAATGAGAAAAACACCCTATATTCGAATCAGAGAGTGATTACCTGTGAGGGAGACCTTAAGAAATCCATTACTGCTGACCATGTGTGTGCAAAGTATCAGAACGATACACGCAGCGATGCAAATTTTATCGCATCTGATGTTGTTCCAATGGACTGCGACAATGACCACAGCGATAATCCTGACGAATGGATCACACCGCAGTTTTTAGCTGATAACCTTTGCGATGTTGCGTTTGCGATTACATACAGCCGTCATCATATGCTGGCAAAAGGGAATAAATCCGCAAGACCACGTTTTCACGTATTTTTCCCGACAGCACCCTGCAACGATGCAAATTCCCACAAGGCGATAAAGCAGAAAATCCATAAGGAACTGCCAGTCTTTGACGGAAATGCACTGGATGCCTCACGCTTTTTGTTTGGCTGTCCGAGTGATGTTGTATGGCACGAAGGCAGTTTATCCATTGAGGACTGGCTTACACTGATGAAGTCAAACCGTAACATTCCGCAGGGGCAGCGAAACAGCACAATGTCTCGCACGGCTGGAAAGCTGGTCAAGCGTTTTGGCGTGACTGATGAAAGTTATCAGAAGTTTCTTGAAAAAGCAGCAGAATGCGAACCGCCACTTCCGGATGAAGAACTGGAAACGATCTGGCACAGTGCCTGCAAATTCGGGAAGAAAGTAGCCTCTCAGGAGGGATATATTTCTCCTGAAGAATACGGAAAACACGTCCTTATTCCAGATGATTTTTCGGACGTTGGAGAGGCTCGCACGTTCGTTGACAGCTTCTCTGACGAGGTTTCTTTCACTGTTGCGACAGATTATTTAAGATACAATGGAACGTACTGGGAAGAATCCGAACACGCAGTCACCCTTGCCATGATCGAACATACTGACATTCAGCTGGCTGAGGCGGAAAAGCAGGTGGAAGCATCCCTTCTGAAACTGGAAAGCCTCGGTATTTCAAGAGATGTGGCGATAAATGGCGGTAAAAAATTCAGAGATGGTTTGGTGGGAGAACAGGCAGAGGCATACAAGCAGTATCAGTATTATGTCGCTTTTAAGGCGTTTGTGATGAAATACCGTCATATCCGCAGTATGACTAATGCACTGGAGGCTGCAAAGCCGCTGGTTCTCCACAATCCCGAAGCCCTCGACAGCAATCCAATGCTCCTCAATACCCCCGGAGGCACGTATTATCTGCCCGAAGGATTGAATGGCTGGAAGCCTACAGATCCTGCCGACCTTTTAACGAAAGTGACGGCGGTCGTTCCAAGTGATGCTGGTAAGGATTTGTGGGAGGATGCCTTGCAGCTGTTCTTCTGCGGTGACCAAAGCCTTATTGACTATGTACAGATGATCTGCGGACTTTGCATTGTGGGCAAGGTGTATATGGAAGCGATGATCATTGCCTATGGTGACGGACGAAACGGCAAGAGTACCTTCTGGAATGTCATCTATAAGGTTCTGGGAAGTTACAGCGGTAACATTTCAGCGGATGCACTGACCGTCAATTGCAAGCGTAATGTCAAGCCTGAAATGGCGGAACTCAAAGGAAAGCGTATGATTATTGCGGCAGAATTGCAGGAAGGAATGCGATTGAATACCAGTGTGGTAAAACAGCTCTGTTCCACTGACCCGATTTTTGCCGAAAAGAAGTTCAAAGCACCATTTCACTTTGAACCCTCTCACACTTTGGTGCTCTATACCAATCATCTTCCTAAGGTCGGTGCATCGGATGACGGTACATGGAGAAGATTGATTGTCATTCCGTTTCATGCAAAAATTCAGGGTTCTAAGGACATCAAAAACTACACGCAGCATTTAGTTGATAACGCAGGCGGTGCAGTGCTTTCATGGCTGATTGAGGGTGCAAAAAAGGTGATTGCGGCAAATTATCAGATTATCAGACCGCAGTGTGTTTTAGATGCAATTGGCTCTTATCGTGAGGGCAATGACTGGCTTGGAAACTTCATCAATGAATGTTGTGATGTGGATAAAAGATTCAAGCAAAAGTCTGGTGAACTGTACAATAATTATCGAGAATACTGTAACGAAAACGGAGAGTATACACGTAGTACAACAGATTTTTATTCTGCTTTAGAACAGGCAGGGTACAAAAGAAAAAGAACCAATAAGGGCGTCATTATATATGGCTTAAGCCTGAAAGATGACGAAGATTTTTTGAATTGACCTGCATTTAAAAGTTTAAAAAACAGCGTAAAATAGGGAAAGTGATAGTCTGTGATACTCATATACAGACTTTACGCAGGCGAGGAAAAAAGTAAAAATTATCTCTATATATAAGGTTTGTAAACGACATCCACAGACATCCACTTTTCCGAAAAATAGGGAGAATTTATGCGAGAAAAAATAATTGAAGAAAAATTCACAAAGGCAGTAAAGCAAAAAGGCGGAGTCTGCTGGAAGTTCACGTCTCCCGGAACCGCAGGAGTTCCTGACCGCATCGTATTGATGCCAAAGGGACACATTGCCTTTGTGGAAGTGAAAGCACCAAATCAGAAACCAAGACCTCTACAGCTTTCAAGGCATAAACTTCTGAGGCGGTTAGGCTTTCAGGTTTACGTCCTTGATACCTTAGAGGACATCGATAAATTTATAAAAGAGGTGATGAGTAATGAAGCTTCATGATTATCAGGAATATGCAGTCAAGTTTATTGAAGAACATAAGACAGCAGCTCTTTTCCTTGACATGGGCTTAGGTTGACAAAACCATAACAACCCTTACAGCTATCAACAATCTGATATATGACCTGTTTGAAGTCAGAAAAGTTCTGATTATCGCACCGCTGAGAGTAGCAAGAGATACATGGTCGGCAGAAGTGCAAAAATGGGATCATCTGAAGCACCTGAGATACAGTGTTGCAGTCGGAACAGCAGAAGAACGCATTGCAGCTTTAAACGCTGATGCCGACATCTACATCATCAATCGTGAAAATGTGGACTGGCTTGTCAGCAATACAACATTCGATTATGACATGATCGTAATTGATGAACTGAGTTCCTTTAAGAACCATCAGAGCAAACGTTTCAAGGCACTGATGAAAGTCAGACCTAAGGTGAAACGAATCGTGGGACTGACAGGTACTCCTGCAAGCAACGGACTTATGGATCTATTCGCTGAGTTCCGTCTGCTTGATATGGGACAGCGTTTGGGAAGATTTATCGGGCAATACAGAAACGAATACTTCAAGCCTGATAAGCAGAACGGCTATATCGTGTATTCCTACAAACCTCTCCCTGATGCAGAAGAAAGAATATACGAGAAAATATCAGACATCACAGTTTCCATGAAAGCAATTGACCACTTGAAAATGCCTGAACTCATTTCAAACGAATACATGGTGAAAATGTCTGATGCTGAAAAAGAAAAATATAAAGAACTGAAAGATGAATTGATTCTTGAAGTTCAGGATACTGAGATCACAGCGGCAAATGCTGCAGCTTTAAGCAATAAGCTGTGTCAGATGTCAAACGGTGCAATTTATGATGATAGTGGAGAGATAATCCCGATACACAGCCGAAAACTTGATGCGTTGGAGGATATTATTGAATCTGCAAACGGCAAACCTGTCCTTGTAGCCTATTGGTTTAAACACGACAGAACGAGAATTGCAGAAAGGCTTGGGAAGCTTGGAATCGTCTATCAGGAAATCAAGTCGGCACAAAGCATCAAAAACTGGAACAGCGGAAAGCTGCAGCTGGCATTGATACACCCTGCATCTGCCGGACACGGTTTGAACCTACAGGCAGGCGGAAATTTTCTTGTTTGGTTTGGACTGACCTGGAGTCTGGAACTTTATCAGCAGACCAATGCAAGATTATGGCGACAGGGGCAGAAATCCGAAACTGTCATCATACAGCACATTATCACAAAAGGTACAGTTGATGAGAAAATTCTGAAAGCACTTACCGAAAAAGATAAAACACAAACAGCCCTGATGTCAGCAGTCAGGGCGGAATTGGAGGAGCAATGAATGACAGCTACAAAGAATTAGCGGCAGCAATCGTAGAACGTGCGGTTCTGGATTATCGAGCCGCATTGATGAATCAGGACAAATACGGAAGAGTCAGTCTGGAAAAGTTCTTCTGTTCCGGCTGGTTTGATATCCTTTCGGATTGTGACGGGAGAGTACTTATGCAGATGATAAGGAGGAAGTGGCATGAATGTAAGAGAGTATCTTGAAAGTATCCGTGCTTTGGATTTATCCATTGAATCAAAAATCCGTCAGGAAGAGATGCTTCGTACAAGATTGACAGATACAGCGGCACATATTGGTGGTGATGCACCAAGGTCATCTTCTCCTGATAAGGACAAGATCGGAATCGTAATGGCAGAAATTGTTGACCTTCAGACAGAACGCAATGCAGAGATTGACCGTTTTGTGGATATGAAAGCAGCGATTAAAGATGCTGTAAAGGCACTTCCAAATGAGGAACGTGTTGTAATTGAGGGAATGTATTTCAGCCATATCAAAGCAAATGAAATCATGGCACAGCTTTATTGTTCCCGTCGTACCGTGTATCGTATTCGTGATAAAGCGATAGCAAACCTTGAGAAAAATAAAAAAGTGTGTCATTTGTGCCAACTTGTCTGAAAACCCTTGCGTGACACACTAAAATGTGATAAACTATATCATAGAAAATAATATATAGATGCCATGGCAGAGAAATCTGCTGTGGCTATTTTTATACCCTGATGGAGGTAGACAATGCCGAAGAAGAGTAAACACCCTTGTGGTTATCTTGGCTGTCCACAGCTTATTGATGCAGGACAAAGATACTGCGAAAAGCACAAACAGCCTGACAGACCGTCAGCTGCCAAGCGTGGTTACAACAGCAAGTGGCGTAGGCTCAGTAAAGCTTACCTCCGTAAACACCCGATGTGTGTACGCTGTATGCAGCAAGGACGATACGTTCCTGCAACTGTGGTCGATCACATACAACCGCATCGTAACAACCCTGCTTTGATGTGGGACGAAAGCAACTGGCAAGCCTTATGCAAACCCTGTCACGATAAAAAAACGTGGACGGAAGATAAGAATCCTGTTTATACATACTGAAAATCCCCTGGGGGTATAAAAATCTCTAAAAAAGGACAAAACATTGACCGGTGGGCCCTCTCACGCACAAAAACGGGTATTCAAACACCCTATTGACCCCCTCAGAGATAAAAATACTGAAAAATGCTGATAATATCTAACTTTGCCGACTTTTGCAGTCGGCATTTTTCATGCCCGATTTAACATTTTTGTTTGAAATTCTTTGATTTTTCGGAGGTGATGACATCATGGCGAAAGACGGTACAAACCGAGGCGGTGCAAGACCGGGTGCAGGAAGACCAAGAAAGGCACTCACTGAGAAAATTGCTGAGGGAAAATCGGCGGAAGTTATGATGCAGACTGCGGATATGGAATCCGCTGAAACACCGCCTGTCAGAGATTTCATGAAAGAATTACAGCGTGACGGCACAAAACTCCTTGCAGATGATGTGTATACAGAAACCTATCAATGGCTGAAAGAACGTTCCTGCGAGAAAATCGTCAGCCGTCAGCTTGTGGAACAGTATGCCATGAGCATTTCCCGTTGGATTCACTGCGAGCAGATCGTCACTAAGTACGGATATATTTCCAAGCATCCGACCACGGGAGCCGCCATTGCTTCGCCCTACGTTGCAATGTCACAGAACTATATGAAACAGGCAAACCAAATCTGGAATCAGATTTTTCAGATTGTGAGGGAAAATTGTTCTGTGGAATTTCAGGGCAATCCACAGGAAGATATGATGGAAAAATTGTTGAGAAGCAGAAAGTGAGATTTATATGAAAGCAGATGTTCAATTCTGGAGAGAATTAAAACAACAGCGTAGCAATATGACCAAACAGCAATACAGAACCATTAAGGGACAGGCTGTCAAAGGCAACATTGATGCTGCCCGAAAAGGTATGCTCAGAATTCAGCAGAGGAGGAATTACAGATGACCACAACCAAAGAATTTCAGCTTGTTGACATCAACAAGTTAGTGCCTTATGCAAATAACGCCAGAACGCACAACAAGGAACAAATCCTAAAACTTCGCTCCTCTCTGCGTGAATTCGGATTTGTCAATCCTGTCATCATTGACAAGGAATACAACGTCCTTGCCGGACACGGCAGGATTGAAGCTGCAAAGGCTGAAAACATTTCAGAAATCCCATGTGTATTTGTTGACCATATGACGGAAGCACAGAAGAAAGCATATATCCTTGCCGACAACCGTATGGCGTTAGATGCCGGCTGGGATGATGAACTGCTTGCTGTTGAGATGGAAGAGTTGCAGAATCTCGGATTCGACCTTGGTTTGACTGGTTTCGATGAATCTGAAATTGCTGATTTATTTGATACAAACAGCGGTGATGAAGTCAAAGACGATGATTTTGACCTTACCACAGTGCTTGAAAAGGCTGCATTTGTACAGCGTGGCGATATCTGGACTGTCGGAAAACATAAGCTGATGTGCGGTGATGCAACATCAGCCGAAGATGTATCTGCTCTTATGGGCGATACGAAGGCAAACCTCATTCTGACCGATCCACCATACGGGGTCTCCTTCAAGAGTTCCAGCGGACTTACCATTCAGAATGACAGTATGAAGAATGAGGAATTTTATACATTTCTACTCTCAGCTTTCAAGTGTATGGCTGACCACCTTGAAAAAGGAGGTGCAGCCTATGTGTTCCATGCGGATACGGAAGGACTGAATTTCAGAAAAGCTTTTATTGATGCAGGATTTCATCTTGCGGGATGCTGTATCTGGGTGAAAGATAGTCTGGTACTTGGACGCTCTGATTATCAGTGGCAGCACGAACCTGTGCTGTATGGCTTTATGCAGAACGGCAAGCATCACTGGTATTCAGACCGCAAGCAAACGACCATCTGGAATTTTGATAAGCCGAAACGAAATGCAAATCACCCAACTTCAAAGCCACTTGACCTTTTAAGCTATCCTATCGGAAATTCCACACAGGCAAATGGTGTGGTTATTGATACATTCGGTGGCAGCGGTTCAACCCTTATGGCTTGTGAGCAGATGAATCGCATTTGTTACACAATGGAACTGGATGAAAAATATGCATCTGTTATTCTTCGTCGCTATGTTGAGGATAGCGGCGATGCTGACGGTGTGTATGTTATCCGTGATGGAAAACAGATCGCATATTCTGGTGAAAGAGGTGGAAAAGCCTGATGAATAAACCTCTCACTCTTGGCAGTCTTTTCGATGGCTCAGGAACATTTCCTATGATGGCTATGCTTTCCGGCATTGTGCCTGTCTGGAAATCAGAAATTGAACCTTTTCCTATCGCTGTAACCGAAAAGCGACTGCCGTTTGTAAAGCACCTTGGTGACATTAACAGCATCAACGGTGCAGAAATTGATCCTGTGGATATTATCACCTTTGGCTCGCCTTGCACCGATCTTTCAGTTGCAGGCAAGCGTCAGGGCTTGAATGCAGAGCGTTCAGGACTTTTCTTTCAGGCAATCAGAATCATAAAGGAAATGAGAGGTGCAACCAATGGAAAATATCCGAGATTTGCAGTGTGGGAAAATGTCACGGGAGCATTCTCCTCAAATGGCGGAGAAGATTTCCGATGTGTTCTCGAAGAATTCTGTAGGATTAAAGACGCAGATTTATCTGTCCCTAAACCTGAAAAATGGACAAAGGCAGGAGAAATCATGGGTGAAAATTTCTCTGTCGCCTACAGGACGTTCGATGCTCAATACTGGTATCTTCCCCAACGAAGAGCGAGAATCTACCTTGTCGCAGATTTTGCAGGCGAACGTGCCTCAAAAATACTATTTGAGTCCGAGGGCGTGTCTGGGTATTCTCCGCAGAGCTTCTGTTCGTGGAAAGAAACTGCCGGAAGTTTTGGAACTTGCTCTGAAGAAACAAGCACAGGGTTAGTTTTTTCAAATCACGGGCAAGATACACGATTTAAGGGTCCTGTTGAAGTAGCGGAAACAGTTTCTGCTACATATGGAACGGGCGGAAATAACCAACCGTTTGTGGTGGAACATTTTCATAAAGCATACGGCATCTGCGGAAAATACAGCAATTCCATGCTTTCCGACAATCCCAACAGCGGATTTTACGAAGCAGATACTGCAAGAACGATTGATACAAGCAATCAGTCTCCATGCAAAAATCAGGGTGGAATTGTTGTCGTTGAGGGAAATGGTTCACGTCCATCACATCACGGCAACGGGTATAAAGAATCGGAAACAATGTACACGCTGAATTGTACTGAAAATCATGCTGTTGCCTATGGAATTGGCAGACCTGCAATGAATCAGGGTTACAATGCAAAATTCAGTTTTCAGATTGAAGAGGAAAAATCCCCGACACTTGTTGCATCAGGTGCAGGCGGAATTGCTCATCCGAAATACTCCACAAGCAAAAATTCTCATCATACTGTTGCTAAAAAGGAAAAAGCAAATACACTTGTGGCATCAGACTATAAAGACCCTCCGGTTGTCAACGACAGCACTCCTGAAATTGAATACATCGTAAGACGACTGACACCGCAGGAATGTGCGTTACTGCAAGGTATGCCGACCTGGTGGTGTGACGATATCGGCATTGAAAATCCGACCGAAGAACAGATAAATTGGTGGCTGAATGTTTTTGAAATCTACAATAAGGCAATCGGAAAAGAGTGCAAGCCAAAAAGCCGTAAGCAGATTGAAAAATGGCTGAAAAATCCGTACTCCGATAGTGCCACTTATAAAATGTGGGGAAATGGCATTTGTTCGTCCATAGCTTTTTTCGTGCTAAGTGGTATTGTTTGGGCTGTAAATGGAGAAATCAATAGAGAAATAAGCACATAAAAAACTGATTTCATAATATTTAAAGAATCAGTTAAAGGCAGATTTAAATAATTTTTAATCTGCCTTTAATCCTTATTATTTCTTTTTGGGCTGTTTGAAACTTTTAAGCCATTCTAACGTTTTCTTGTTTTTATGCCACGATGGAATTTCTTGAACTGGAGAATCAGTGATTTTCTCCATTGCACGTTTCTTTTTTTCCAAACTTGACCTGGCGTATATACTTGTAGTTTTAATATCAGCGTGACCAAGAAAATCACGAACATCAATCAAATCATCCACAGCATCATATAAATGCATTGCTTTTGTATGTCTGATTCTATGAGGATTGATAGTTTTAGGGATAGATGTATCGATTTCATGAGCCATTTCTGCATATTTGTTTAAAATATATCTTATTCCGGAACGAGTAAATGGCTCACCATCACGATTCAAAAATAAAGGTATATGGTAGTATTCAGGTTTTAATCTATGTGTTTCAATAAGATAGTTTTTCAAATTTTTAGCTGTTTCAGGTAAAATAGGAACTATACGAGTTTTCATACCTTT